AACAATTGAAAATGCATTAAAAGTTTTACAATATGAAGTAGCTGAAACCTATAAGAATAGATTAGTAGGTAGTGGTAATTCAAAAATATCTCAAGCTGATTTTGATGCGCTTAATAATAAACAAAAAGCAGCATGTTTGAGTTTTGTTTATAATTGTGGAAGTTTTGCAAATTATCCAAATATTCCAGCAGCAATTAGAGCTAAAGATTATGCCAAAGCAGCAACTGGTTTGCTGAATGGACCAACAAGAGGTGCTAAAACCGGTCAATTATATGAAGGTTTAGTTAGAAGAAGAAAGGAAGAAGCAACTCTATTCAGTACATAATTTTCAAAAATAACAATTCAAATATTTATAAACATAACAAATAATAAAGTATGAATACGGACAAACTATTAAAAGCCATCCAAATTCTTATTAAAGAGGAACTTAAAGAGCAATTACCTGCTTTAATTAAGGAAGGTGTGAAGGCTGAAATGAAAAAGATGTTAGCAGAGGGTAAACAACCTGCTAAACCAAAAACTACTGGATTATCTATGGCTAAGGCTATGTTAGATGATGAAACTATTATGGAGTCTGTGGCTTCTAAAGTAACACCTACAAAGCAATTTAGCAAAAACCCAATGATTAACCAAATTCTAAATGAAACCGCAATGGCACCTTCAACTGGTGATGGTTATAGAACAATGAGTTTTGGGCAGGGTGATATGGGTTCGATTGCAGGTAGAACGGCTATTGCCGAAAAAATGGGTTATGGTGATTTAGCAAAAGGACCACAACCAACTGGATTGGGTGTAAATACAGGAGTAGCTGAATTAGATAAAGCTTTCAACAGAGATTATTCTGAATTAGTAAAAAGATTTAAGAAGTAATGGCAATTATATTAGGTAGAAAACCAATTATAGAAACTAAAGATTATGAAGACTATGCAGTCGGTTTAGCCTTGCCAATTCAAATAACTAATGTTGCGTTTAAACAAAATTATACGGAAATAGAACAACTTAAAAGTAATATAAAAAATCTATTATTAACTAAAAGAGGAGAACGTTTGATGAATCCTTTATTTGGTACAGGTGTAGAAACTGTATTATTCGAACCAATCACAGATGAGTTTGAAGAAAAGGTTCAAGATATAATAACAAATTCTGTTGAGAAATATATACCAAATGTAAGTATTGAAGAAATAAATGTTGATATGAGTAATGAAAATAAAGATAAAAATTTGATAAACATATCATTGAAATTTAGAAGTAGAAGTACTGGTAATTCTGGTTTGGTATCATTTAACATAGCACAAATAGCACCATAATATGAGTTTAACACCATCAAATAATAATTTTACAAATAGAGGAAAAGATATAAAATATCTTAATAAAGACTTTTCAGCTTTTAGAGATAATTTAATAGAATTTTCAAAAACATATTTTCCAAAAACAAATACCGATTTTACGGAAGCTTCTCCTGGTATGATGTTTATTGAAATGGCATCTTATATAGGTGATGTACTTTCATACTATATAGATGATACATTTAAAGAATCATTAATAACAACAGCTGAAGATTTAGAAAACGTAATTGCATTAGCTCATGCTTTAGGATATAAGCCAAAAGTTACGGCACCTGCAACAACGTTAATATCCATATATCAAATATTACCTGCGATTGGTAGTGGTATATTAAATGAAATAGATACTAAATATTTACTAAGGATTAGACAAGGTATGGAAATTGAGTCTAAAGATGAATCTATTAAATTTATTACTACCGATATAGTAGATTTTTCGGATACTACTGATAGAGATATTACTGTGTATCAGAGAGATGCAAATACAGGTGAACCAACTTTATATCTTGTAAAAAAATATGTTCAGGCAATATCTGCAACATCGAAAGAAGCTACTTTTGAATTTGGTTCGTATGAACCATTCCGAACTATAAATTTAAGTGATACTAATATTATAGAAATATATGATGTAAGAGATTCTAATAATAACAAATATTATGAAGTACCTTACTTAGCACAAGAGATGGTTTTTTTAGATTATGCAAATACGGAATTAAATGACCCAGATCTTGTACAATTTAAAGATAGCGTACCATATATTTTAAAAACTTTAAAAACTCCAAGAAGATTTGTATCAAAGGTAAATCCTGATTTAACTACTACACTTCAATTTGGAGCTGGTGACCCATCTGCATCAGATGAACAATTAATTCCAAATCTTAAAAATGTAGGACTAGGGTTACCTAATTCTATTAAAAGATTGGAAGAATCATTTGACCCAACAAATTTCTTAAAAACAAAAACATACGGAACATCTCCATCAAATACATCAATTACTGTTAAGTATTATGTAGGTGGTGGTATTTTATCAAATATAGAATCGGGTCAATTAACTAGAATAACATCTATTGTATATGATAATGATTATGGAGATTTAAATCAATCTCAAATAGCAACATATAATAGTCTAAAAAATTCAGTAGCCGTTACAAATGAAATACCAGCGTCTGGTGGTAGGGGTAGTGAAACATTAGAAGAAATTAGACAAAATGCTTTAGCAAATTTTGGTTCTCAAAATAGAGCAGTAACTACAAAAGATTATCAAGTAAGAGCTCTTTCAATGCCAACAAAATATGGTTCTGTTTCTAAATGTTATGCAACCGCTGATGGTAAGTTGGATAATAATTCACCATCATCAATATTAGCATCACCTAAAGCTTTGCAAGAATTTACCGATTTGGTAATGGGATTTGTTAATAAACCTGATTTAGAAGAACCAACACAAGAAACAGTATCTGCTGAAATTAGAGATTTTCTAATTGGAAAAACATCAAATGATAACGAAAAAAATAATCCATTTGCTATAAATCTTTATATGTTAGGATTGGATGGTACTGGTAGATTAACTCAAATTAATAGAGCAGTTAAAGAAAATTTAAAAACATATCTAAATGAATATAAAATTCTTACGGATGGTGTTAATTTTTCAGATGGATTTATAATAAATATAGGAGTTAATTTTGAAGTAACTTGCTATCCTAATTTTAATAAATCAGAAATAGTAGCTAAGTGTATTTTAGAATTAAAAAATTATTTCAATATTGATAAGTGGACATTTAATCAAACAATTAATCTAAACCAGTTAGAATTAATATTGGCAAATGTTGAGGGAGTATCATCTGTTCCTGTTCTTCAAATTGTAAATAAATGTGGAGGGCAATATTCTACAAATTCATATAATATAGAAGCGGCAACTAAAAATAAAGTGGTATATCCATCATTAGACCCTTCCGTTTTTGAAATTAAGTTTCCTGATTCAGACATAAAAGGGAGGGCAAAATAATGGCATACTATTTTTTAACAGCATCAAAAGACGCATCAATTTATCTACAACAACCCAATCAAAATACTGGGCTTGATGAGATATTGGAAGTAAGTAAGGTTTACTATGGTAATGTAAAGGATGTATCGCATGCTTTACTTAAGTTTGATTTAGGTTTTTTATCTCAATCATTATATAATGGTACAATTGGTATGGATAGTGCTAGATTGTTGATAAAAGAATCACAAGCAGAAGAAATACCATTAGAATATACAATTCATGCAAATCCTATATCTGGAAGTTGGGAAATGGGTATTGGTACTAGATTTGATGCAATAACTACAAAAGGGGTAAATTGGAATTATAGAGAAGGAGATACTAAAGTAAATTGGCTAGATAATGATTTTAATTCATATACTACCGCAAGTATAAATGATGGAAGTGGTGGTACTTGGTGGACTCAATACAGCGCATCTCAAAATTTTAATTACGAAAGAGGTGATATTGATATGGATATCAAATCAATGTTAAGAGTTTGGATGACCGGTTCTATTCCAAATGATGGATTAATGTTAAAATTCGCAAACTCAACATTGTTTCCTGAAAATATAGAAAGTAACACACAGGACTATGGAATACTAAGATTATTTAGTAAAGAAACATTTACAATATATCAACCAAAAATAAGAATAGGTTGGGATGACCAAACTTTTGTAACTGGTTCTTTGCTGGAATTAACTTCCAACGATATTAAGGTTGGTGTTAAATCATTTAAAAGTGAATACAAAAAAAATACCATACCAACAATAAGAGTGATTGGTAGAGAATTATATCCATTAAAAACTTTTACAAATTCATTTGCATATAATGATATAAAGTATCTTCCACAAACAAGCTACTATCAAATTAAGGATTTTGCATCTGATGATGTTATAATTCCTTTTAGTGAATATTCTAAATTAAGTTGTGATACTAATGGAAATTACATCAAATTAAATTTATCGAATTGGGAAACTGGCAGGGTTTATAAAATAGAATTTAAAGTTGATATGGATGGTGATGTAAAATATTACGATGATAAAATTACATTTACTGTTTTAGATAATTAATATGGCAAATTATAGAAATACAACATCTGGATTAAAAAATCCTAATTTGCTTGATGGTATATCCACAAGTGGTTCTTCTGTAATACAAAAGACTACCGAAACAAGCTATACATTTAATGAATATAATGAAGCAGATGGTGTTGTTTTTGGTAAACTAAGTAAGCCCAAATATAATGAAATTGATTTACTAAAATCAGTAGATACAAGGATATTTGAATTAATACCAACCGAACCACCTCCATTAGATGATGATGTTCCTAGACCTGTTTATAATGAAGTAACTCAATCGGTAATTGATTTAACAGAAGAAGTAATTAGATTAAATACAATTGTTGTAGATTTAACAGCAAAGGTTAGTGAACTTGAAATAGTTTCGGAAAGTTTGAGAGTAGATGTTGATGCACAAAGGATATTAGTAGCATCATTTGAAAATCAATTAAATCAGGCAAATATAAAAATATCAAATGTAGTAGTTGATTTACAAAACTCAATTCAAAAAGGAACTGCTGAAGCAATTCAAAGAGTTTCTTTAACTGCTCGTAATCAATCATTGAAAGAACAAAATGACCAATACAAAGAAATATTAGAAGGTAAGCAAGCTAAAATTGCAGAAGGTGCAAAAGTTGGTATGGATTTCTCTGTTAAGAGTGTACAAAAAGGTTCACCTCAATATGGGGATTTAACTTATAGAGCTAGAGCAAAAGATGATGGTAATGGGCAGTGGATAAATGGACCTGATGTTGAAGTTTATAATTTCTCAAGAGAACCAATAACACTTACGTTTGAAGAAAGTGGACAGACTATAGGTTCTTTTGAAAAAATTGCATCATTCACATTACAACCAAAACAAACGAAGTTTTTCACTGTAAAAACAATTCCATCTAAAATAGATGATTTCAGACCTTCAGCTGGTGTTACTTTATTAGGTGATACTGAATATAAAGGTAGTTTAATTGTTAAATCTCAAAAATCAAATGTAACACTTGGGGTTTCAATTCAAAAACAAGTTGGAACTAGTTGGAGTGGATAGTAGTATTAAAAAATAAATTATGGCAGCAGCTGGATTGAAAAATTTTAAAGAGGTAATACAAAATAAAGCTTACCGCATTAACCCAAATGATAGAAAAATATTTGAGGAAGGTGACCTACAGACTTTTTTTGGATTAAGTGAAGATGATATCATAGAATTTATTATGTATGATATTTCTGAAAATCAACTGCCACAAAAAGGACATGGATTGGTTAGATACATTTCATTAAACAATCAAAATATAAGAGATTATTTTTTAAT